CATCAAAAATTTTACGTGTATATCCACCTGCTGCACCTCCGGTACCATCATTACTGCTAATACCAGCACCACCGCCACCTATAACATGAACACAGACTTGTCCATCCAAATCAGCAACCCATGTCCCGCTGAAAGCAGTAAGTGCAAAGTGTGGTAGAAAGACACCACCGCCACCGCCACCAAAGAAAGAAGTAAGAGTACCCATGATTTAAGTCCTTTAAGAGAATGCCCAGCCGACAGTTGCGTCAACGTAGCGTAAGTAGATCACTGCGTAAGCTGAGTCAACCGTCAAGTCTTCCGCAACACTCATGATATTGCTACCGTTACGTGCAACAACACAGTCTACGTTACCTGCAACTTCACTGAGACGAACCTCATCACCAACGCTAGGGGATGCAGGAAGTGTGAGCGTAAGTGTTGCACCATTAAGATAGTAGTGATTGTTCTTGGTAGCAGCAGTGCTAGTAGTAATTACGTTAGTTGTGAAACCAGCCTGAAGAGCGTTAAGCTGTGTTTGGATTGCAGAGGTGACACCATCAAGATACCCAACCTCAGTAGCATCAACACTCGCAGGCCACGTTGGCAGGTTAGCATCATAGCCTTGAACAGTGACACCGATATCAGCATCATTAAGCAGTGTAGCGTCAAAAGCCTGTACATCTGTACCAATAACCAGACCAAGGTTTGTACGAGCTGTAGCAGCACTTCCCAGATCAGACAGATTGTTTGTAACACGCAGGTAACGAGCATCAGCCTGAGCTTGAGTGTAAGTGTTAGCGATATTAAACGCACCATAGGCTACGATATCAACCGTATCACCTACAGTAGCACCCGTTGCCAGCACAACAGACAGGCCGTCAGTAGCAGTGTAGTCCGTACCAGCAATAAGCTTCACACCGTTCAGATAGACATCGACAAAGCCTACGTCATAAGTAGAGGCGAAAGAAGTCTGACCACTAGTAGCAGTATAGACATTACGCTCAGCAGTACCATTAACCGCAGAACCTGCATCAACCCAGACAGACCCATCATAAACCTTCATCAGGTTGGCGGTAGTGTCGAAGTACAGTGCGCCAGTAATTAGTGGGTCACCGTCATTGTCTGTCGCTGGGCCAGAGGCTTTGGCACCAAGATAACGATCATCAAAGCTATCATAAGAAGCGGCAGCAGCACTAGCAGAGTTTCCTGCATTAGTTTCACTTGTAGCAGCATTAGACTCAGAGGTAGCAGCGTTAGCAGCACTTGTAGCAGCAGCAGTTGCACTACCTAGAATACTATCAACATATACCTTCGTTGTCAAGTCTGCATTGTCTGTAGGGGTATAAGTAGTTGTAACTTTGTTTGCACCCATGTCAATAGCACCAGTCATGGTACCACCAGACAGGCTCAGCTTGGTTGCATCTTGAGTATCTACGTAGAACTTAGTTGCAGCATCTTGATTGGCAGTTGGATCACCAAGGCCAGTGATCTTGCTTGTACCCATTGCAATTGGGCCAGACATCGTACCACCAGCCAAAGGAAGCTTAGTGGCAATGCTGTTTGTAATTGTAGTGCTGAAGTTAGCATCATCACCAAGGGCAGCAGCAAGCTCATTAAGTGTATCAAGTGCAGCAGGGGCAGCATCAATCAAACCACTGACAGCAGTATCTACATAGCCCTTAGTAGCAGCATCACCAGCATTGACAGGGGTTGTCAGGTTTGTAATAGTAGCAGAGGTACCTGCATTCATGTTCAATGTGCCATTGATAGTCACATCGTTAAACGAGGAAGTACCTGTTGTTGCAGTAACGTTACCAGTCAGGTTACCAGCAACATTGCCAGTGACATTACCCGTAAGGTTACCCGTTACGTTACCAGTTACAGCACCTGTAAGGGGTCCAGTAAAGCCAGTGTTAGCTGTGATAGTTGTACCAGTAATAGCAGCAGCAGATGCACCACCGATAACCGAAGCATCAATTGTACCACCGTTAATATCAGCAGTAGCTAGAGTGGCCTGACCAGAAGTAGTGATAGTTGTAAAGCTACCAGCAGCAGCACTCGTTGCACCAATGACAGTACCGTCAATAGCACCACCATTGATATCTACGGTAGCATGAGTAGATGTACCAGTCGAGGTAAGGTTGGTAAATACACCCGTAGAGGCGCTAGAAGCACCGATAGCTGTACCATCAATAGCACCAGCGTTGATATCTACTGTAGCAATTGTAGCAGAGCCGACAACACCGAGGTTACCAGAGGCATTGATGTTGGACACAGCAGTTGTGCCTGTGACACCCAGAGTGCCCCCTACGGTGGCGTTGCCGGAGACAGCAGCAGCATCAGCAAGAAGGTTGTCAATGTTAGCTGTACCGTCAACGTAGAGGTTACGCCACTCGTTTGTGACAGTACCTAGGTCATAGGTGTCATCTGTTGTAGGAGCAAGGTTAGAGCTGATCGTGTTAAGGGTTGTAGCACCAGTAACATCGAGAGTACCTGCAATGGTAGCATCCTCATCAACAGTCAGTGTGTCGATCTTAGCAATGCCATCAATGAACAGGTTCTTAAATTCAAGAGTGCTAGTACCAAGATCAATATCGTTATCTGTGACAGGTACAATCACACCGTCTTGGATACGGAGCTGCTCTACAGGGGCACCACTTACTTCAACAAAGACACTAATACGGTTATTTGCTGTATCTACTACAACCTTGTTGTTGCCATCCAGATCAGCGATCAGGGGTACATAGGCACCCTCACCCGTAGTGCCGTCGTGCTTGTGACCAGTGCCAATAGCAAAAGCATCACGCAGTGCGTTGAACTCAGCGTTGACTGGTGCAGCTTTAATAACTGCGTTAGCAATAATGTCTGCAACTGATTGACGGGTATAACCGCTCATCTTCGATCTCCAATTCCGTAGGTCACAACAATGCCTTGGATGCTGTGTGACGCACTTGTGTCGTTTGTAACATATTTAAAAGAGACCGCCCTGCCTGACCCAGAGATGTTAGTTCTCTTTACAGGGGAGGGGTTACCGTCATAGATAGCAGTACTGTCATATAGAGCCTCGTTGTAGTAGGCTGCAGCCCCAGCAGTGGTCAGTGTAAAGTTATTTGGGTTGAGGGTGTTGAAGTCCTCGTAGTCATACAAGGCAGAGAGAACGATAGTGTTGTCCCCCTCAGACCGAAGATAGGTACTAACCGTGTAGATAATCTTTCTAACTTCTGGGTCTTGCATGTGCAAGTATGGAGTCTGGTAAACACTGAAGATTGGGTTTACATCGAAAGCATTACCACGCTCTTGTCTGTGAACCTTACCAGTAGAGTCACCGTGAATTACGAACTCGTTCTGACCGATGTAGCCACTGTCTGCACAGGTTGCCTCAATACCGAGTATCTGTCCGTATTCGAACTGAAGACCACCCTCTACTTGACGGAAGCCACCGATAATCCCTTGGGAGTCAGCAGCTTTGAAGAACATACGGAACTGAGTCTTCTGTCTAATGACAACAGCGTTAAGACCTTCAAGGTCTACGTTGAATACAATATCAGTAAAGACCGACTGAATGTCCTTAGAGATTGTCTCTAGGTTAACGTCACCGATCTTGTTTGTACCGCTGACTGGACGTAAGCCATCCTGTGAAAGGAACAGCAAGTCTCCGCCAATTTCTATCACACTATCAGAGGCAAGGCAACCCAAATCGTCTGTTACGTTCTCAAGAATAAAGTTGGCAATGTTATTACCAGTCAGCTTCCTGATGTTGTTGCTACCAAAGATGTAAAGAGCGTCACGGAAAGGTCTAATGGCTACAATTGGGAAACCCAAGTTGATCACACCAGAGCCGCTTGCAGGGTTGTAGTCCAGCTCGTTGTAGGGTGCACTGAAGTACAGGTTAGTGTTCTCAGTAGGGTCACCTGCCAAGAACATATGGTTCTGAAACATCGTAGCAAACTTAGGTGCAGTTGGTGCGTACGTAGAGGGTACCTGAGTGTATGTAGTACCGTCATAGCTTGCAGCAGGGTTAACACCATCAGTCAAGATGATCTTAGGTGTACCCCAGTTAAATCTTGAGAATCTAACCTTAGTGACTGTTGACACATCTACAGTACCGGGAGTCGTAATAGTATCCCAAGCTTCTGTAGAGTTATTCCACTTATAAAAATAATCTGTGTCAGAAGTATTCCAACGACAAGCAAAAATGCCATCATTGACGCTATCAGCTACACATACACCAAGGACATCACCAAAGCCGGGAACAGTACCATACTCGTTAGCGTAGCCATTAATCTTTCTATACCCACCAGTAACAGAGGGTTCGTAATTGATTAGAGCAATGGCACTTCCGGGGGATGTCTCACCTTGAGAAAGAACATCTCTACTCGTATTTAGACCACCCGCACAAAAGACTTTGAAGGAGGCTAAACTATCGGGCATTAGTAGAGCCTTCAATCATTGTAGACTTCAAGGACATTGGCTGATCCATGAGGACTCTACGCATTGTGCGGATACCTGCTTCGAAGTTGTTCTGGTGAATTGCTGCACTCTGCTCGTTGCTACGGAAGCGCATCATGATCATCATGGCACCATCAAGGATCACATGATCAAAGCGGGTAGGGACAATAGACTCGTCAGTATAAACGCTCAAGTCAGCAGGGACACTCCAGTAGACATACTCAATCTCGTAGGCTTTGTCTGGGACAGGGGTAGCACCAAAGCTACGGTTGTAGGTGTCATAAACAGCTTTAGGGACAGCAATACCTGTACCTGTATCAGCACTATCGTCCTCAGCACGTAAGAACTGTGTGTAGTGTTGGAAGTCAATGGCTGGGAGAAAGCTTGGAGAGTTGTTAGTACTTTCCAGTTTCTTGAGATAAAAACTTTCCCAGTCAACGCTAGAGACATCTGTAGGGAATGTGTAAGTCTTTGTACCGGGAGTCAGCACCTGAGTAAAAGTACTCTTCAGGAAAGGCCATTCCTCACCAGTTTGTAGGATTTGTCTGATAGCGCTGTTGACAGCTTCTTTAGCCAGCGCCTGCACGTTACGAGCAATATCAAAACCGTCACCCCCGGAGTCAAGGGGAACCTCGTTAAGTCTGACAAGCAGCTTATTGACAAGGGTGACAAAGTTCGACATAGACTAAATCCTTAAAAGGGGTTAAGGGGCCACCGAAGCAGCCCCTCAAGTTTAGTTAGGCGAGAACGTCACGAGCAACTTCAGTGCCTTCACGAACCGACTCGTTCACGTCGATAGCCACAACGAATACACGAGCACGGACAGTGCCGGGAGTACCCGAAATGGTTGTCACAACGTCAACGGTGTCAGCAGCAGCAACCAGACCAGCAGTTGTACCGATACGGATTGTACCAGCAGCAGCAGCGTCCAAGTCCACATCGTTTGCGAAGACGGTAGTACCATCAGTCACATCAGCAGTGTACGTGGTTACATCAGCAACAGCGTCCAGAACTTCAACGCCAGCAGCCAGCACCAGAGTGCCAGCAGGAACAGCAACACCAACAGTCGTGCCGGAGGTTGCGCCCAGAGTTACGAACTTTTCGATAACAACTGCGCGATTACGCAGCGATTGGGAGATAGCCATATTAAGATTCCTTCCTATGAGTTATGGCAGAAAAGGATGCCCCCGAAGGGACACCCAATGTTAACCTACCATTAGGCGAGGTTATATTTTGCAGTGACCAGAGCTTCTGGACGCAGAATCTTACGACCGTAGAGGTGCATACCACGAACGATGTCAGCAAAGCTGTCAGGGTCACGGTAAGTTTCGGTCTTGTTGATCTGCTCAGCAGTTGCAACAGCGGAGTCGTGACCACCAACGATAACACCGTAGTCAGTGTTCTGGTTGGCAACACCAGTCGTAGCAGCACCACCACCAACTTGGGGCAGGTTGTTCGACACGTACACACGGAAGCCGTTCCAGTTGTTGATAACCAGACCGTTACGCAGGGCACCGGAGTCACCGTAGTCAGCATTCAGGAAGCGCGAGTCTTCATCCTGCAGGACTTCCATCAGCACTGGGTCGATAACGATCCAACGGCCAGCCTTGTCAACGTTCTGTTGGTCCAGCAAACGGCCCATACGGTTGATCAGCATGACAGGCGAAACGTACTCTGTTGGCAGAGCAGTAGCACCGGGCAGACGAGCAGCCACAGGGATAGAGTGATCACCAGCAGAAGCAGTTGTGATGTTGCCGAACTTACCTTTGTTCAGTTTCATCGAGGTCAGCAGTTCGTCGCTACCAGCAGTGGTAACAGCTTTGGTGCCATTGACTTGGTCATTGACAGCATCTGCATTGGCGTGGACAGTGGACTGCTTGTAGCCCGACAGGTAACCCAGAACTTCTTGGTCGTACTGGTCAGCCAGACGATAAGCAGCGCGGTTGGTTGCCAAG